CCGTGCAGACCCCGCACAGCCCCGTCTCCCGCAGGACCTTCCTCGGCTTCTTCAGGAAGCCGCAGCACTTGCACTTGATCTTCTCAGCCTTCGGCTGATCCATGTTCGTCTCCTCCTTCGGAGCATCCTCCATCCCAAGGATGGACTTGATCTCAGCGATCTGGTCGGCAGTAGCCGACTCCAGCATCTTGACAGTTTTCACAGCAAACCTCCGGTTTGGGTTTCTACTTTGACTGAGCCTTCGGCTCAGGCAACTCCATCTTCCAGATCGGAGAAGTACCAATCTCCGATCAGTTCCGAGAACTCCATCTCCTCAGCAGAGGAGAAGGAAAGAGAGCGAATGCTCTCAAAGTTTCTCCAGATCCATTCCAGAGGAATGTTCATCTCGGAGAGAACTTTGCAAATTTGGTCGTCGGTCACTATCTCTCTCTTTCTTGAGTTCTCTTTCTTCTCACTTCGTTCGAAGAAAGATAACTCTAAGAAAGTAGAGGGGAAACTCGGCGGAAATCCCTAGTATCTCTCTCATAGGAGAGAGAGACTAGAACCTATCTATATCTCTTATAGAACTACTTGCCAAAGGCACAGTAGTTCTAGATAAGAGAATAGATAGAACAATGACACTTTAGGAACTAAAGTGTCAAACAGTATCATCTATTCTAGATGATACTAAACTAGCACTAATCCTAGTAAAACTAGGATTATGTATTATCTCTAGTACTAGAGATAACAAAGACTTATGGTACTATAAAAGATTCTAACTCTACATTGTAGAGTTAGTATGTGTAATATATTATATATATATAATATATTACTATAGGGGCTGATAGTAATACTACATACTAGTATGTAGTATAAGAGGGGCTTATAATAAAATCGATCCTCCAAAGGAGGATACCCGGGTAGGCTCCTAAGGCTCTTGTAAAATATTACAATACGGTATATACATACCGAGTCCCCCGTCCTGACCATCCACTATATATACAATGGACTACAAATATTTTTAGCACTTTTGAATTAAAATGTTACATTTTTGTGTTTTCGTTCGTTGTTATATATGGAGGGTTATTTTTTCTATTGTGGAGGAGTGTTATGGTTTCGGCGCAGAAGGAGTGGTCGTAATGCCGGGTGTTGGTCGTTATAGGACTTCGGGTAAGGCTGATGTTGGTTTTCATGGTGGTGTTGGTACGGCGGCTGAGCGTACTGCTTGGGATTCGCCTGAGGCGGGTGCCCAGTTTTTTGAGACTGATACTAATACTTTATACATTTATAATGGCAGTAGTTGGATTAAGATTCCTTCTGCTGATGATGAGGCTTATGGACAGTATATTTATGATGGCGCTGGAAGTTATTTTACTAGTGGTTATTTTAAAATTAGTTTTAATGGTCTATTAAACTCAAAGAATTTATCTCTTTCTGGTGGTTCGATTATTTTTAGTAAACCGGGTGTTTATGAGTTTGGTTTTGGTCACCGCTTTGGTACTGGTAGCGATGTTTGGACGGGCTGCGGCTTGTATAATGAGACTACCGGTGTAACTCTTGCGCGCTCGTATGGTACGGGACAGGTTGGGGGCGCCGATCCCGGTCCGGTCAATTATCAATTTTTGGCGACAATTGCAAATACGGCTCAAACGTACGCTCTACGGGTTTACAGATCAGGCGGCACACTCTCAATGCTTGATCCGGCCGACGACGCCGGCCATCAGTTTGTTTGCACGGTGAAAAGATTAAGTAGTTAGTTTATTAAGGAGTTATTGTGTTTAGTTCTAATGTTCAACCTAAGCGGCGTATTAAGGATGTTCCTAAGGAGCCTTGGTATTGTCATCATTGTGATTTGGATAATCCTCATTATTATTCTAAGTGTCCGAAGTGTGGTTCTCATAGGGAGCATTGATGCCTGATTTTAATTTTAAGAAGGGTGCTAGTGCTGATAAGGCGTTTGTGGCGGGGATGGTTGCGCGGTTTCCTGAGAAGTTTGGCTGGTTTCTTAGTGTTGGGTATTTGCCGCATTATTGGCAGACGTTGTTTCATGCTAATGCGAATGAGGATTTGCTGGTTCGGTTTAGGCATTTGGTTGCGGGGCGTCGTGGTGGTAAGACTTTGAGTGCTGCTTGGGAGGTTTTGTTTTATTGTTTGTTTCCTGAGCAGTTTCATAAGGATCTTCATGGTACGGATAGGGATGATCCTTTGTGGGTTTGGGCGTTGTCTGCTTCGTATAAGGTGGGTAGGCCTTCGTATTTGACGTTTCGTAAGGTGATTATTGATGCGGGGCTTGTTATTGGTAAGGATGTTAAGGAGAATCGTGGTGATTTGCGTTATGAGTTTGCTAATGGTAGCCTTGTTGAGTTCAAATCGGCGGAAGATCCGCAGTCTTTGCGTGGTGCGGGCCTTGATATCTTGTGGATGGATGAGGCAGCATTCATTAAGAGTGAGGAGGCTTGGCTCGTTACCCGTCCTTCGCTTTCTGATAAGCAGGGTATGCTCATTACAACAACGACTCCTGATGGGAAGAACTGGTTTTATGACGAGTTCTGGTCAAAACAAGCCTTGGCTGATGAGAATAATGCGCGTGTAGAGTATCGTAGCATTGATAATCCTTACTTTTCTAAGAAAGAATGGGAGTATGTGAAGCAGAGGTATCATCCTTTGCTCTTTAACCAAGAGTATTGCGCCGCTTTTGATAGCATGGCTGGCCGCGACTTGGCAGGAGAGTGGTTAAAGTATTATGAGGTGGATGATTTGAAGGATTCTGAGGGTAATGCGCTTAAACTTCGTAAGTATATGGGCGTAGACCCTGCGGTTAGTATGAGCGGGAAGGGCGACAGGTTCGTTATCAGTATCGTCGGTGTCTCTGACTCTAATCAAGTGTTCTTGTTAGAGCAGTTTGCGGCGCGTATCCCGTTCGCTGAACAATTGGAGAAAATTGAAGAGTATTATATTAATTATACGCCTGAAATTATCGGCATTGAGTCGAATGCTTATCAGGCTGCGCTGGTTCAGCAGGCTGAACGATTACCTTCAATGCCTCCTATTGTTCCAATTTTTGCGAAGGGCAAGAAGTGGGAGCGCATTCTTGCCATGAGTCCATTGTTTAGAATCGGTAAGGTGAAGATTAAGAAGGAGCATCGGGATTTTATTGACGAGTGGGTCAATTATGATTCTAGTCTTAGCAAACCTAAGGATGACTGTTTGGATTCGGTGGAGATTGCGCTTCGTTGTGCTGGTGCTCTGCTTGGAGAGTATACTCCTGATGATAAACCTAACTCTGGTTTGCCTGATTGGGTTCTTAGGGATCGTCCTAGTGGTGATCGCCGAGAAGAGTTTATTGATGAAACTATGGGGAGTTATTGGTAGTGTTTAATAATGCTGATCAAATCTTATTAGAGGTTATGAAGGACTTGTTAGAGACGCATCGTTCTTGGACTGAGAAGATGTTAGAGTTAGAGACTGAGCGTTTGCGCTTAGAGAGGCTTCGTATTGAGGGTGCACAGCCGCTTGAGGATATGCCACTTGGTCGTCTTCGTATGGACGAGGAAGAGCAGGATGCTGATTGGGCTTTGCGTAATAAGTTGATCTCTCCAGAAGAGTATAAAAACATTTTATCTGAGGCTGGGTTAGAGCCGGGAGATATTGAATTCGTTTAGGAGGATCATATTGGATGAGACTAGTACACAATATGTAGAGGATATTCCTGCTGGTTTTGCTTCGGCGACTAGTCTCGTTAAGCGCGTGGATGAGTTGCAGCGTCAACGCGAATTGATGGAGCGTTCTTGGAAGATTAACCTCGCATTCTATAAGGGTAAGCAGTACGTGTTTTATAATAAGCGTACTCGTAGGATTGAGTCGTTGGCTACTGATGATGGTGATAAGCCGCGTTATCGTGTGCGTATCGTTGCTAATCAGATTGCTCCTAATAGCATGGGCTTGCTCGCCCGTCTTACGAAGAGCAAGCCTACGTTTTATGCTACGCCTATTCAGGCTTCGTTTGAAACTATTAAGGCTGTTGATGTTGCTGAGAATCTTCTTGAGCATTGGTGGTCGAAGTTCTCGTTGAGTGAGAAGCGCGAGGAGGCTATGCTTTGGAGCATCATTGCGGGTAATGGTTTTTGGAAGATTACTTGGGATGATAAGATTGGTTCTAGTGTTAAGTTGATGATTGATCCTGAGGGTAATCCTATTGTTGATCCTCTTGTTGAGCGTTTGTTTCGTGATAATCTTGAGATGCAGGGCCTTGAGTCTGATGATTTTGAGATGGAGGTTTTTGAGGGGGATGTTCGCGTTGATGTGATGGCTCCGTTTAATGTGCTTCTTGATGATTCGGCTCAGGTGTTTGAGGATTGTAAGTTTGCTATTTGTTCTCATGCTGTTAGTACGGATGAGATTTTTAGTAAGTATGGTGTTCGTTTGAAGCCGAATGCTGTTAATCGTTATCCTGATGAGTCGCTTCCGGGTTTGTATTCGTTTGCTTCTGGTACGACGAAGGAGAATGTGCGCGAGATTTTTTACGGGTACTTCTTGCCTTCGGCTAAGTATCCTGAGGGTAGGTTTGTTGTGTTTACTAAGGATCCTTCGATTATTCTTTATGATTCGCCTTGGCCGTTTCCGTTTATGGAGTTGCCGTTGGTGAAGTTTCCGGGGTTGCGTATTCCGGGTCAGTTGTGGGATACGAGTGTTGTTGAGCAGGCTGTGCCGTTGCAGAAGGAGTTGAATCGTACTCTTTCGCAGATTGTTGAGTATAAGAATCTTACGTTGAAGCCGCAGATGTTGGCTCCGGTCGGTTCTTTGCGTCAGCGTATTACGGATGAGCCGGGTGCTATCTTTGAGTATAATCCTGTGGCTGGTAAGGTGCCTGAGTCTATTCCGCTTCCGGGTTTGCCGGGTTATGTTATTCAACACTTGCAGGATATGGGTGCTAGGTTGAAGGATGTGTTTGGTTTGACGGAGGTTATGCAAGGTACTGTGCCTCCGAATGTTGAGGCTGGTGTGGCTATTGACTTGTTGCAGGAGGCGGCTGTTGATCGGCTTGCTCCGCAGATTCTTATGATGGAGAAGTCGTTGGAGCGTGCTGGTAATCTTATGCTTGCTCTTGCTCAGAAGTATTATACTGAGCCTCGTATGATGATGCTTAGTGGTGGTGCTGGTTCTAAGCCGCGTGTTGAGCAGTTTGAGCACGCTGATATTCTTTCTGGTTTGCAGATTAAGGTTGAGGCTGGTTCTGGTCTTCCGCGTACTCGTGCTGGTAAGCAGGCTCGTGTTTTCCAGATGCTTAATCTTGGTTTGATTAGTCCGGCTAAGGCGTATAAGTATCTTGATATGGCTGACTTTAAGACGCTTCAGGCTCAGTTCCAAGCGGATGAGGATCAGGCTTTGCGTGAGCATGATAAGTTGATTAATGGTGAGGCTATTAATATTAGTGCTGCTCGTGAGGCTGAGGCTCAGATGATGAGTATGATGCAGAATCCTGAGTTTGATCCTGAGACTGGTGAGCCTATGCCGCTTGATCCGGCTATGTTTAATCAGTCGTTGGAGGCTGGTTTGCAGCCGTTGCCGTTTGAGAATAAGGCTGCTCATCTTGAGACTCATGCTTTGTTTATGAAGAGTGCCGAGTTTGAGTTGTTGCCGCCTGATATTCAAGAGGCTTTCTATAAGCATTATTCGCTTACGCAGCAGGCGCTTGTCGCTGAGGAGTCGCCGCAGGGTGAGCCGCCTCGTGTGTCGCTGCAACTGCGTGGTGCTGTTGGGCCGACGGTTGGGTCTAAGATGCTTAATCAGTCTGGTGTTAAGGATGTTACGCCGGAAGAGTTGTTGGAGCCGCCGCTTGATACGGTGGTTATTGATAACAAGGACAAGCCGAATGCTGAAGAGGGGGTGGCAGGAGAGCAAGCCGCTATTCAACAGAAACTTCTTGATCAGATTATGGAGCAAGATATGATGGCTAGTCAGAAGCGTAGGAACGCTATGATGGAGGAGGCGATGAAGGTTGGCCTCTAGAACAGAGTGGACCGATGATGCTAAGGCGCAGATTTATGTGCAATGGATTGCAAATAATCGCAATGTTCGTAAGACTTCCCGCGAATTTGGAGTCCCGCATAGTACGCTGAGGCATTGGGTTAAGGAATGGGAGGAGTCTGGTCCTCCCGAAGATATTGAAGATAAGATTGCAAACGAAGCCTATGAGTTTGTTCATCATGCTAATAGGGTACGCGAACAGGCAATGCTTAAGTTGGAGGAACTTATTCCTCAGGCAGAGTCGAAGCAATTATCTGCTATCGCTACCGTTGTTGGTATTATGGGTGATAAGATTCGTTTGGCGTCTGGTCTTGCTACGAAGCGTACGGAGAATACGTATGTGCTTCCTAGTAAGCAGGATGTTCAAGAACTTATGGGTGCGTTTGTTGAGGGGATCGTTAGTGCGGCAGAGGATCGTACTAGCGAAATTATTGATGTGGAGGTTGTGGAGCAACCCATTCTGGGACTCCCTAGTGTAAAGGAGTAGATAGTGGATATTGATATTGAGAGCGCCACGGAGGCGTTCATGGGTACGGATGCGGCTGTAGAGGAGCAACCCGTAGATAGCACTCCCGTTGTGGAGCAGGCTGTTGAGGACTCGTTTACTGGTTTGGATCCTACCGGACTTCCTGAGGATCTTCAGCCTTTGTATAAGAATATGCAGGCTGATTATACTAGGAAGACTCAAGAGTTGGCTGAGCAGCGGAAGCAGTTTAGTCAGTTCGATGAGTATGGAATTGATCCGAGTTATGCGTTGGAAGCAGTCGGCTTCATCGCTAGGTTGGAGTCTGATCCGCAGTTTGCTGCGGAGGTGATGGCTCAATTATCGCCTAGTAATGAACAACCGATGGTAGCACAGCAAAGTAATCAGGATAGTGTTCCTAATAATGGGGAAGGTTACGATAGTCTTCCTCCGGCTCTTATGCAAGAGTTAGAGCAGATGCGAGCGTTTCGTACTGAGATGCAAGAGGCGCAGGTTCATCAGCAGATGATTCAAGAGTTAGAAGTTGAGGAGGCTCAGATTCGTACTCAGTATCCGCATTATAATGATGATGATATTGAGAGGATTTATGGGCTTGCGAATGCTACTGATGGTGATCTTCTGGCTGCTCAAGAGATTTATAATCAGATGGAGCAGGGTGTTCTTAATAAGTATTTGCAGTCTAAGCAGATTCCGCTTGGTGCAACTAGTCCGGGGAATGCTCCGGCTAGTGTTCCGCCACGATCCTTTAGTGGTTTGGATGATGCTCATAAGGCCGCGTTGGAGGCTGTTCGTAATCTTCAATAATTTCTATTATTGGAGGTGGTTAGATTGGCTGGTGCTGATCTTCTTACGCTTAGCACGATCCTGAAGGAGTATTATCAGGGTCCGGTTGTTGAGCAGTTGAATAAGGAGGTTCTCCTTCTGTCTCGTCTTGAGTCGAAGTCGGAGGATCTTGTTGGTAAGCGGGCGTATGTTCCGCTGCAGGCCTCTCGTACGACGGGTATTGGTGCGCGTGCTGAGAACGCGGACCTTCCGGCTGCGGGTAATTACTCGTACGATAAGGCCGTGTATGATCTTAAGTATCTGTACGGTAAGGCGTCGGTGAGTGGTCCGTCGATGGCTAAGACGAAGAGCGAGGCTGGTGCGTTCTTGCAGGCTCTTAAGTCTGAGTTGGACGGGCTGGCTCTTGATCTTCGTAAGGATCTGTCTCGTCAGATTTATGGTGATGGTACTGGTACTATCGCTACGATTGACGGCGTTCCGGCTGCGAATGTCGTGACGCTTGATTCGGCTGAGCCTCTTGCTAAGGGCCAGATTTATGTCGGTATGCTTTTGGATGCCTTTAATGGTACTACGAAGCAGACGACCTCTGGGCCGGTTGAGGTGACTGCTGTTGATATTGCTAACGTTCAGATTACTGTTGACGATGATGCGGAGTTGGCTGATACTGACGTTCTCGTTCGTGCTGGTGTTAATGTCTATGCGGCCGCGGTGGACCCGACTTCGGGTAACCCCGGTACGTATGCTCTGTCGGACGAGGTTGATGGTCTGAAGCGTATTGTTTCGGCTACGGCGGCTCTTGGTGGTATTGATCCTACGGCTTCTGGCAAGGAGTGGTGGAAGGCTCAGTCTGTCGCGGCCACGAACTCTGGCTGGTCCAACCCCGGTGCTTCGTTGGATGATATTCAGCAGGCGCTGAATAAGGCTCGGATTGCTGGTGGTTATCCCACGGCTATTGTTACGTCGCTTGGCGTTCAGCGGTTGTTCTACAATTCGCTGACCGACGTTGTGCGTTACAATGATCCGGGTTCGCTGACCTATGAGGCTGGCTTCAAGACGCTCATGTATAATGGTATGCCGCTTATTGCGGATATTGATGCTCCTTGGGGGCAGATGTATATTCTGGACGAGTCCACTCTTAAGGTGTACTCTGATCAGGACTTCCATTTCCTTGATGCTGATGGTCAGACGCTTCGTCAAGAGGGCAATAAGGATGCCTTCTCGGCGTACATGGTTCGCTACATGAACATGGGTGCTACTCGTCGTAACAATCAGATTGTTATTACTGGTATCACGGCTGACGCTAACGGCTACTAAGTTATAGTGATTGTGGGGGTGGGGGGCTTATGCCCCTCACCCTTACTTTATATAAGGAGGATGTATGCCTGCTGAGGTTGATAAGATTGTTGATGCGTTAAAGAAAGATAATCCTTCTTGGCCTCTGAGTAAGGTATATGCTATTGCTTGGAGTACGTATAAGAAGAAGGATAAGCGATGAGTACGCCTGCGTGGACTCGTAAGGAAGGTAAGAATCCTGAGGGTGGATTAAACGCTAGGGGTCGTGCTGCTTATAATCGTGCTAATCCGGGTAAGCCGGGTTTGAAACCGCCTGTTAAGAGGGCTGAGGCTAAGCGTAGTCGAAAGTCTGCTGCTAGGCGTAGAAGTTTTTGTGCTAGGATGCGCGGTATGAAGCGCAAGTTAACATCGGCTAAGACGGCGAATGATCCGAATAGTCGTATCAATAAGAGTTTAAGGGCGTGGGATTGTTAATGAATATTTGGATTCCTAAGTATGGTGAGACGGATGTTCGGGCTTGGAAGATTGATCAGCGTGTTAGAGAGTATGATTCTCGTTTGATGTTTGGTCGGAATGAGGATACGGGCGATTGGTGTATTTTTATTAAGATGCCTACTCCACGCGATCCGTATCCTGTTATTGGTTTTCAGAATAGGATTCCTGAGCCTGATGAGGCGCTTGATCGTTTGAAGGCGGCTGATACTATGCGTCATGGTGATGCTGTGTATCGTGAGGTGCTGCGTTCGCAGGAGGAGTATCGTAAGTCTGGTCTTAAGAAAGTTGATGAGGCTAGTGCTGATTCTGCTGAGCGTATTGAGTTTATGCTTCGTAAGCATGGTAAGAGTCCTATTATTAAGAGTACGAGTAAGGGGGTGAACGCAAATGACAGTAATGACTGATTGGATTGATACGATGGAAGATTATGGTTTTGATGATTTATCTACTACAACGCTTGCGCGTCTACTTGATGATGCTCATAAGGAGTTGTGTTTGCGGGAGCCGTGGCCTTTTAGAGAATATGCTGAAAGTATTACTCAAGCAGCGGGTGATAATAGTGTTACTACTACTAAGTCTCTTGGTCAAGTACTTGCTCTTGTTAATACTACTACTAAAACTGTTATGAGTCCTTATCGTACGGATACTCAATTAAAAGATTTTGTTTATGATTTGAATCAGACTGGTGATCCTGTTTATTATTATTTTGTTGGTGAGGCACTTTATGTGTACCCTACTCCGTCTAGTGCGACGCAGTTAAGTATTCGTTATTTGCAGAATCCTTCTACAATTACTAATAATACTGTTGATAATGACATTCTTTGGCCTGCTCGTCATGATAGTATTGTTCTTTATGCGGCACTTAGTAAGGCTTATTATATTAATGATGATCCGCAGGGCGCGGCTATGCAGCAAGTTATGGAGGCTCGTCTTCAGACAGCGCGTGGCGACTTGTGGATGAAGCAGTATGATCGGCCTGATCGTGCCGTTGTGTTAGATGATGATTGGTACTTGTTGCCCTAGTTTGAAAGGAGGCTTGTATGTCTTTAGAGTTTACTAGTATGCCTCCTGCTCCTAGGGGGATGAATCTTGCGGGTCCGCCTTTGTTTATTGATGATGCTTATTGTCGTTGGATGCAGGATATTCTTGTTGATCGTCCGGGAGAGATTAGGCAACGCGGACCACTTACTCGTTGGAAAGAGGGCCTTTCTTTTAGTAATGGGCAACAAATTCTTGGTGCTTGTGAAACTATTAATCCTGCTGGCGCTTGGAGAACTGCTACTTTTATTACAGGTAATAGCGATACTAGTGGTTCTGCTATTAGTGATTATGCTCTTGTTAAAGTTTTTGATAGTACAGGCATAGCCATTGATGAGGCTATTGAACTTCCATTTGTATTAAATACTCAATGGAATTCTACTAATAAGCATTGGGAATATAATACTATTATTGATGCTAAGCCCGCACTTGGTGGAGGCGTTTGGATTGGTGTTACTGATGGTTATGGTGTTTTAAATAGTACACAAACACAGGCACTTATGTATTGGCGTGGAGCGGGTAAGGCGACTGTTTCAGAGACAACTACTTATATAGAAAATGATAAAGAAATTAGTTTAAGTACTAATTATAATAATGTAGAATCTGGTATGTTTGTCTTTGATATTACAGATAGCGCGGATGGTTATGGCCGTTATATTGGTGTTATTGGGGATGTGGATACGGCTGGTCAAAAGATTATTTTAGAAAAAGAGCCGCTTATTACAACATATGGTGGTACGGGTGCTCCTACTAATTATACTTCTCGTACATTAGAGTTTCGTAGTTTTCGTGGTTTTGTTCATCAGCATGGGCGTGGTTTGGCTGCTACTGATGGTGGCGTTTATATTACTAGTGGTCGCCTCGGATCTGATGCTGAGGGATTCTTTAAGGCTGCTCGTACTACTATTGGTAGTAGTGTTGATAATCATCGTGTGTATGCGTATCGTCAATCTGATCATCAGTTTATTGGTCGTGTTGAATATGAGGGTACTGTTAGTAATACGCAAGTTAAGATTAGTGGACAGAGTAATACTGATAAAGATTATTTAAGTGATGATGCGTATTTTATTATTCGTGATGATGCGGATATGACGCTTTCTGCTGATACAACTCGTAATACTAAGAAGTATAGTATGCTTGCTAAAGAGCGTGTATATGATTCTAAGCCTTTTCTAACTCCCTCTGGGATTGGTGGAGTGTATACTCCTTTTCCGGGCGTGTTTAATTCTACGTATGCTAATCGTCAATGGTTTGCTAGCGTTGGTAATACAGCGATTAAGTCTGATAAGTTTGTTAATCGTGTTGTGTTTAGTGAGCGGGGTAATCCAGAGAATATTAATCTTAGCCCTGATGCTTCGGATAGTATTATTATTCCGGGGCGTGAGGCTATTAGGGGTATTGCTGGTAGTGTTTCTGGATTGCTTGTTTTTGTAGAGAATAAGACGTATATTATTAAGGGAACTAATCGTTCTACTTTTGCTCTTGAAGAGTTGTATCCTGATGGTACTCTTTGTACTAGTAGTATTGTTCAAGTTGGTGGTGGTGTAATTTGGGCAGGTAAGCAGGGAATCTACTACTATGATGGTGTGACTGTCCGTAACTTTACTAATCAGCCACTTGGTATTTATTATACTGATGGCGTACATTCTTTTGATCCTAATAAGGATCGTATCTATGCTTTTGTGTTTAATAATTATTTAGTGATTAATTTTACGCAATGGGATTCTAATTATACTATTAATCGTTATCAGGCTGTAAGTAATGTGCCTAATCCTGCTGGAGAATCTGATCCATTAGAACTCATTACATTAGATACAAATAAAAATTATACTCGTTTAACGCCTAATAGTATTACGTTTAATATTTATCTGCCTACTGGTGCTATTGGAACTCTTAGTAATTTTACCCCTCGCGGTTTTGTGGTTACAAATAATAAAAGCATTGGTAGTACTGCTGCTAAGGGATTACTTATGATGAATCGTTTAGCAGAAACGGATACTGTGGCTCCGCCTACTGAAAATACGGGAGAGATTATTAATCTTTCTACGATGTTTACAGAAGTAATAGATGAGGTTGTGCTTGATGTTGTTCGTAGTAATGATGCTAATTATAGTACTTATTTTACTACGGATGATCCACCTGTAGATGGTGGTATTACTAAGTATGGGCCTGATTTTTATATTGAAACTAAGCAATATAATTTTGGTGAGTCTACGTTGCGTAAATGGTGGCGTAAAATGATGTTTAATTTGCGTGTCAGTAGTGGTCAAATGATGGTTGAGTTTGTTGATATTAATAATCTTAGTCTTGTTAGTCCTGTAACTGGTTTATCTATTGTTCGTAATGATGATGAGTCGGGTTATTTTCTTATTCCGGCTACTGGTTTAAATTGGAAAGATTATGAGGATCAATCGTTAGCATCTTATGATCCTATACTTGACGAGTATGGATTTAATTGGAAGACAATTGAGGATTCTGGGCTTACTTGGGCTGAGTATTTTGGTAATAAATTTATTCGTTATTCTCGTTGGTTAGGTTATCGCCGTAATAGTTTAGGTTTTAGGATCTATGGTCTACATGGTTATACGGAACTTGATGCTGAGACAGAACTTTCAGTTGAAGTTCGGCCAGAACTTATCGGTATTAATGATTGGGTGTTTGGTCTTAAGCCACTTCGTAAGGGGCGTAACTAATGTTTGGTATTCCTACATTTGATCTTCTTACAGATGCGGGAAAGCAAGAGTTTATTCAGTATATTGTTAATCTTATGCGTAATGAGATTATCTCTTTTACTAGCAGTTATAATCCTCCTATGACTACTACTAGCGTGTCTACAACTGCGGCAGTACAAGGATTCTATGGATCATTCTATGATGATCAGGATCAAACTGTTGCGTCCGCATATACGGCTACGCCTGTTTATATTCGACAAGAGTATGGGTCAAATGGAGTTAGTATTAATAGTAATTCGCAAATTGTTATTGCTAATGCGGGTACATATAACCTTACGTATGTTGCTCAGGTAGAAAATGATACAAACTCGGTTCAAGAGGTAGCATTCTGGTTACGTCTTAATGGTAGCGATTATGCTAATTCTAGTACAGAGTTATCTTTGCTTCCTCGTAAAGACGCTAGCACTCCTAGTGCTCAGTTGCTTACGGTTAGTTTTACGGGTACTGCTGTTAATGATGGCGATTATGTAGAATTATATTGGTGGGCTAGTGATACTGGTGTTAGTCTATATTATGATGCTGCTCATACTAGTCCTGTTGTTAGTCCTGCTACGCCTAGTATTATTGCTAGTGTTATTCCTGTAGCGGATGTGTTACAGGGAGGCACGGGTCCGCAGGGACCGGCTGGACCTACGGGGGCTACTGGCGCTACTGGTGCTACTGGACCACAAGGAGATACTGGAGCCACAGGACCACAGGGCGATGCAGCCACAATTACTGTTGGAACGACAACAACTAATGTTGCTGGTTCTAATGCTACGGTTGTTAATAGTGGTACTAGTGGAGACGCTATTCTTGATTTTGGTATTCCCGGTAGTCCAAGCATTAATGTTGGGACTACAAGCACTATTGTTGCTGGCTCTAATGCGGCTGTTACTAATAGTGGCACGCAATATGCTCAGGTATTAGACTTTGATTTGCCGGGGAGTCCCACAGTTAATGTTGGTACGACTAATACTACAACGGCAGGTACTAATGCTAGTGTTACTAATAGTGGTACAGCGTATGCACAAGTATTAGACTTTACTGTACCGGGTAGTCCAACGGTTAATGTTGGTTCTACAAATACGCTTACTCCCGGTAGTAATGCTACTGTTAATTCTAGTGGTACTCAGTATGCTCAAGTGTTAGACTTTGGTATTCCTGAGGGTACTGCTGCTACGGTTAATGTTGGCTCTACTACTACGGGTGCTCCGGGCACTAATGCTACGGTTGTTAATAGCGGTACTAGTAATGCGGCTGTGTTTGATTTTACTATTCCTGAGGGTCAGGCTGGTGTTGGTAATCCGCCGGGTGCTATTGTTATGTTTGGTGGTACGGTTCTTCCGGCTAATTATTTGTGGTGTGATGGTAGTCTTGTATCTAAGACTACGTATGCTACGTTATATGCTACGCTTGGTGCGGATCGTTATGGTACTGATACTGCTACTGATTTTTATTTGCCTGATCTTCGTAGCAAGTTTCCTCGTGGTACGGCTACTACTAGTGGTACTGTTACGAGTACAAATAATAATACGCATACTCATACACTTAATGCGTTTAATGCTAGTACTACACTTAATGCTACTACGGCTACATTTACTGGTACTCTTATTGATACTACTAATAATTATAATAGTGTTAATACTATTGGTGCTGCTGGCGCTCATAATCATAATGTTAATGGCGGCAGTACGTCTAGTACGGGTGATCATAATCATAATAATCATGGCGCTAATAGTAATGGTTCTAGTACTAATGGTAATGGCGGTAATTCGGGTCGTGGTGGGGGTAACTTGCAAACTGCCTTTAATGGGCATAACCACGGCGTTAATGGTCAGGGCGTTAATGGTTCTAGTACTTCTAGTACGGGTGGCCATAATCATAATAATAATGGTACTAGTACTTCTAGTGATGGCGGTAATCACCGTCATGCAATTAATATTACGCCAGCGGGTAATGTTACTGTTACTACTGGTACGGCAACTACTGATGTTACTGCGGGTACGGCCGATATCGAAAGCCATATTCCGGCTTTTGTTGAAGTTAATTATATTATTAAAACTTAAAGGACATGATGAAGAAGATTCAATTTATTCCTATTACTGAGGATGTTTTAGAGTTGTTTGATCCGCCTGTCCCGGCAAAAAGTGTTTTGCCAGAATGGTATAATAAGCAAACGCCTTATACTTCAGAGAAATTAAGTGGTATTCCTAATGGGATTCCTAATCTTACTGTTAAGAAGTGTATGCCTGTTTTAGATGATATGACAGCAGGGTATATTATTAAATTAAATTCGGATTTAATTATTGAAAAACAAGCAGATGGTAATGTTGCTATTGCTGCTACGTATCTTTGTAATAAGGAATTAATTAGTACACATAGTACGGCACAGATTTCGCATTTTCCTGTGCCTCCAGAATATTCTATTCATCCTTTTAAGTTTAATAATTTTTGGAGAATTAAAACGCCTAAGGGTTATTCTTGCTTATTTAGACATCCCTTTTATCATACAACAGATCAACCTTTTTATTCTTTATCTGGGTTAGTTGATACTGATCAACATCCTGTTAATGTTAATTTTCCTTTTTTGCTTCGCAATGATTTTGAAGGAGTCATTCCTTATGGTACTCCTATTATTCAAATTATTCCTTTTAAGAGGCAAGAATGGGAAATGGAAATTATTAATGATGAGGACAATGTTGCTGGTGATTTGGAATGGAATAAGGCTACAAAAAAGGCTATGCACAGATATAAAGATAATTGGAGGTCACTTAAATCATGGAAGTAAACCATACTTTATTAATGCTTATAGGTTATGGTCGTACTTTTTGCGGCCTTCCTATAGATGATGCTTATGCTGTAGGCAAAAAGGCAATTGAAATTGCTGGCAAAAAGGCAGATGAGATTGATCTTATTGATGCTTTTGAGGATGTTTGGGGCGCTAGTATGCTAGCAGGAACAATTACTGAGGGTGGAAATACTCCTCCTCATCCACATGATTGGAAAACTAGGAGCCTTAATATTGCTATTAAAGAACAGAATTATGCGGATGCTATGACTATTAAGGATATGGATATTGACGATTTTCCTAAACAAGAACCTATACCAGAAAGGTATAAGGATCGTGGGTTAATTGCTCAACCTAATAAAAAGTTAAATAGACGACCTTGGGATAAAGGAGGTGACTGATGGCTTTTGATTTTGATACATTATCTGCGAATGATTTGGCGGGATATAGTACTATTAATGGTTTGATTACTAGTATTAATAATGTGCTTGATACTAGTCCGCGTTTATTAACGCAGGCTGCAGTAGATGCTGCTGGTGAGGGTAAGGCTATTATTTGGAGTAGTGGTACTACTATTTCTAGTTTGATTGATACTGCTAGTATCGCTGCTTCTGCTGTTACTGAAAGTAAAATTGCTGATGATGCGGTTACTCAGGCTAAGATTGCTCCGGGTGCTGTGGGAACTACAGAATTAGCAACTACGCTTAATTTAACTTCTAAGACTGTTACTGTTTCGACAGAAACGTATCCAAATGATACTAATGCTGTGGCGAGTACGGCTTATGTGCAGGACGCGGTTGATGCTGTTACAGGTGGTGCTGTTGCTTCGGCTCCTCTTTTAAGGGCGACTACTAATAGTGGTAATGTTTATTTAACTGCTACGACTAATGCTCTTACTGCTACTGGTACATTAACGGCTAGCATTGCTGGTAATGTTGCTGGTAATGTTGTTGGTAATGTTACTGGTAATGTTTCTGGTAATGTTTCTGGTAGCGCTGCTAGTGCTACTAGTGCTACTAGTGCTATGGATGCAACCTACTTAAGAGGGGGTAATTCACTAGTTCAAAATAACGCTAATTCTGGTACTGGTACTTTAAATACTAATATTACTGGTAATGCTGGTTATGCTACTAGTGCTGGTTATGCTAGTTCTACGGCTAGTGGGCAAGCAATTAATATCACTGGTAGTGCTGGTAGTGCTGGTAATACTAATGGCGGTTACATTAACGGAGGAACCTTTGCTTCGTCTAATACAAGCATTAATAAGGTTACTTCTAACCCCGCTAATCTACGTATTCAAACAGGCTCTCCTTATGAGTTTGAACGCTCTACTTCAAGCCGCAGGTATAAGACAAATATTAGACAGTATACGCCTAATATGCAAGACTTGCTTAATTTCAGAGGCGTTCTTTTTAATTCCATTTGTGATGGAGATGATAAGAGCATTGACCGCGCAGGCTTTATTGCTGAAGAAGCAGAAGAATGTGGATTAGGGCTATTCGTAGAATATGATGATGATAATGTCGTTCAGGGCTTTAATTATCAGCATTTTACTGCCGCACTTTTAGAGTTGTGCAAGTATCAGCAAGATATTATTGATAACTTAGAGACTCGTGTTACTGCGTTAGAGGCATAAATTATGGCAGTAACAGATATTCTAACAGCAACAGAAAACTATGGTAAAGCCCGTACTGCTTTTGCTCTCGCTCTTGACGAGGCTGCTAGGGCGCGTACTGGCGCCATGATCGGTCTTGGTGCTGATATTACTACACAAACTGGAACTGTTTTATCTCCAGAAGATGCTGGTGCAGCATATAAAACCGAGGATACTTCTAAGAATCTTACCATGCGTACTGGTTTTGGTGAGGGAGCATTGCCTACTATTGCTAAGGAACAGGTTGCTACTGTTGCTGCGCAGAAGGAAGCGCTTGCTCAGCGTGGTATTGAGGGTGAGGGCGGCTTGTTGGGACAACAAAAGGTTGTTGCTGCTGAGGCGGGAACCATTGCTACACAAGAGGCTGTTCAACAAGCACAGACTAAGATTGCTGAGGCTGCTGCTGCGGAGGCTGCTGCACAAGCAGAAGTTGATAACGCTAAGGCGGTGCTTGATACTACTCGTGGTAGGATTGCTGGTGTTCGTGGTAAGCGGGGCGCTGTTGTTAAGGCTACTAATCGTGGTGCTTATACTCAAAAGGTTAAGCCGCGTGGTACTAATCTTCCTAGCAAGCCTAAGCCGGGACAATCGTTTACTGGTCCGGGTGGGGTTACAAGTGTGTATCGTCCTAAGGGGCCTCAGGGCGCTGGTTGGTACAAGAAGAAGAAGAAGTGAGGTGATATATGGCTAAGACTGGTTATACTCGTTTTAATTATGATACTGCTACTGAGCAACAGAAGGCTAATGCGTTAGCGCGTAATCAGCGAATTGCTGCTCAGAGGGCTGCGGCTTTTGCTAAGAGTCGGGCTGGTGGTGTGCAGGCTTTAGGACAGGCTGCGGCTAGAGGCGGCATGTTTGCTGATCTTAGTGCCGCTCCGGGTTTTCAGAATTTTCAGACGGGAGCGATCTCGCGTCTTCTAGCGGGTGGTGTTTCTGGTCCTGCTCAAGCAGCACTACGAGGCGCTAATATTCTTTATCGTTTACGTATGGCTAATCCTTATCAGATGGCATTAAAAAAGTTAGATGAGGATACTACTGGTGGTTATGGTGGTTATGTTGCAGGTGGTCCTACTCCAGTAGGAACTCAACCAATTCTTTAAGGAGATTATATGGCTTTTGGTGATTCTGGGAATGGTCCTAGTGGTAGTCTACTGATTGGTTCTACTGATCCGGGCCGTCCTCGTCCTAAGCGTAAAAAGCCGTTCCCCGATCCTGTTACTGGGGCACAGCGTCAGACAGTTCAACCTACTCAGAATGGTCTAATTGAGTGGGCTAGGCAGACGCGGCCTCAAGGATACTTTGATACGATTGATATGTTCACAAGCGATACTCGTTATGCTGCTGCTCGTAGGTTTTATGAGACGCAGGGCGCGGCGTTTAACTTTAAGCCTAACGATGTTGCGGATCTTATTGGTCAGGGCGTATTGGCGTATGGTAAGGTGGGCGATGCTGGGTATCGTGTGCCTACTGTTGGTGTTAATATTAATGCACTTGATCAGTTGCTTCGGGATAATTATCGTGGTACTAAGACGGGTCAGTATAAGCGTACGAAGGATACTAAGAAGGCTGGTTTTCTTCGCTTCTCTGATCAGTTCTATCAGAAGGCTGCGGGTAATAAACTCTTTTGGGATGCGGGTCGTCGTGATTTGAATCCGGCTGCTCCTGCTAGTAGGCTTGTTGATGCGCCGAAGGCGGCTACTCCGCTTGGTCAAGAGTATGATTATAAGAAGATGCAACAAGAGTTTATGAAGGATACTGAGGTTTATGGTGTTCTTCAAAGTAAGATCATTAAGAAGATTAATGATGAGGGTGGCGGTGCTTTGTTGCAGCAGATTCAGACTGAGGGTGCTACGCCTGAGAATCTGCAAGCGTTGCAACAGTATATGTATTCTCCTCGTGGTATTTATGGTAAGGCTCAGCAGCGTTGGCTTGATCAGACTTTCCTTGGTGGGCAGATGGCTAGTCAGATTGCTGATGAGACTATGGCTGCGGCTGATGCTGATCAGCGTTTGCAGTTGTTTAAGGATCGTCAGAAGGAGTATGCGGATCTGCAAAAGGAGCAGATTGAGGAGCAGAAGAAGGCTCAAGAGTTTTATTTTAATACGGATCCTACTGTTGGTCCTGTTACTCCTGAGGGTATGTGGCTTAATAATGCTATGGGTCTGGTTGCTGCTGGTACTGGTAATTATATTCCGGTTGATGTGCTTAATAGTATTTTTTATGATGATGTTATGGCTGCTAAGTTTAAGGACTTGACTGATAATGAGAAGCAGGTTATTTATACTGGTGTTATTAGTGCGCTTCGTGCTGGTAATCCTGTGCCTCCTCTGATGTTTAGTCGCGCTCAAGCGTTTGAGCAAGAGTTGGCAGAGAAGGGCTTGTTGCCTGAGCAGGTGCAGGCTTTATCTGAGGCTAAGCAGCAGGGTATGACGGAGTTCCTTAAGTCTCCTGCGGTTAAGGCGATTGGTAATATTCCGACTGTTGGTCCTCTTATTGTTGGTACTGGTGTGCTTGGTGGTATTGCTGAGGAGCAGTTGAATGAGGCTGCTGAGAAGGGGCCGCTTGCTCCGACTCCGCTTAGTGATGGGTTTAGTCTGGCTACGCTTGGTAAGAATTTTCTTAAGGCTCCTATTCGTGCTAGCATTAGTATGCCACAGGGTTTTTATTATGGTTTGAAGGAGCCTACTGAGTTAGCACAGGCTATGGTTGAGGATTATAAGTATCGTTATGGTAGTCTTCAGGGCTTTAAGGATTCGACGTATGAGGATCCGCTGCTTCCTATTATGGATGTGTTGAGTGTTATGGGCATGGTTGGTAGTACTGTTAAGGCTGCACAGACTGCGCGTATTGCTGTGGCTTCTAAGATGGGTAAGACGCTTACTACTCGTGGTATTGATATGGGTGCTTATAATACTCAGATTGATGATTGGCTTAATCTTCCTGCTGAGCAGCGGGCTACTACTGATTTGTTTCCGCCTAGTGCTTTTGAAGTTGAGACTGGTCGTATTAGTGTGCGTGATTATGCTAAGTTAGCGCGTAAGGCTGCTACTGGTGATGAGGCTGCGGCTATGATCCTTGGTGCTATTCTTCCCGAGTCAGAGTTTGGTTTGAATAGTGCTTATGTTCCTACTGTTATGGATAAGGCTGCTGCATTCTTTGAGCCTAGGTATAGGATTATTACACAGCAGGAGGGCGCTCCTAAGCGTCGTACTGATGTTGCTGAGGGTACGTTAGAGGTTCTTCGTGAGACTCTGCCCGAGTCTCCTCGTGCTGCTAGGATTCGTTTTGCTGGTAATCCTCTGGCTCGTGCTACTCAGAAGGCTGTGTTTTATACTCAGCGACAGATTGGTAAGACTCCGGGACGTGTGCCGCAGATCCTTACGACTCTTCCGGGTGGTTACTCCTTTAGGTTTACTCGTGCTCTACGAGAGGGAGATCCTGCTGTGCTTGATTTGCAAGCGCGTGAGATGATCTTTAATCGTATGATTGCAGAAGAGTTTAAGGCTTTGAATCCTAATGATGCTGAGATGATGGCTATTATGAATGTTGCTAGTGGTGAGATGTATTCTCCTGCTGTGCTTCGTACGATTGCGTTTAAGCGTACTGAGCGGGCTAAGCGGATGAATCTTGATCCTAATGATGATGCTGTTATTGGTATGACTGAGGCGGATTATAAGTTGTTTAGTGATCCGGGTTTTGTCCGCGAGATTGAGCGAGTCATGAATGAGATGTTCCCTATTAGTGGTCCTCGTACTGCTAGGGGTGAGGCTCTTTTGACTGCTGCTGAGCGTATGATTCTTCTTCGTGAGAAGACTAGTCACTTGATGCCGCACTCGTGGGATGATTCTCGTGCTACTCGCGCTATGCTGTTGCGTTATCAGCCTATCTTAGAGGCTGCTGATCTTATGCCGGCTCAGATTATTAATGAGTTAGGTAAGAAGTTGAATCGTATTCCTGTATTGAATAGTGTGTTCCACTTGTATGAGGCTCGTTTGGCTGATGTTCTTGATCTTCCGAATGAGCAGAACGTGGCTTTACGAGATACTCCGGGTGTTGATAAGGCTGATATTGAGGCGGTTGCTAAGCAGGTTGAGGAGTCGCTTGATATTATTAGGCAGGATCTTGGTAATCGTAGTCAGGGCCGAACGCCAGTCTTTGAGGTTATTGAGGATATTCCTAATATGCTTGGTGATCGTGGCTTTGTTCTTGTTCGTCGTATCCGTATTGATGGTGAGATTGATAATCCGTCTGGTATGATTAGTCGTAATAGTCTTGTTGATCGTAACGAGTTGATCCTTCCTAGAGAGTTCTTTGTTGTTAGGAAGAATGGTCAATTAAAGTTTAAGGATAATAAGAAGGAGACTGATACTGGGTATACTCAGGCTGAGAATGCTGTTATTGAGTTGACTCTTAATGAGATGACGGACTTGTATCCTAATGCTCGTGACTTTACTGATAAGGTTTCGTATGAAACTATTCAGGGGCCGGAGACTTTTGCTGAGCGTAAGAACTTTAATAAGGTTGTGGCTAGTGGCTTGATGAGTTTCCGTTATCAAGAGCAGATTGCTGCACACCAGTTTGCTGTGAAGCGTAGGTTTAAGGATGATATTAATCAGTTAATTAATTCTCAGGCTGAGATTATTGCGCTGGCTGATTTTGATCCGTTGTTGCATCAGCCTCTTAGGACTGCACGAGTGTATCCTACTCGTACTCAGGCAGAGGCTAAGTTACGTAGTGCTAATCGTGAAGGTAATATTCAGGAAGTTACTACTCCTAATGGTCAGACTGCTTATGTTGTTAATCTAGACTTCTTTGATATTAATGCGGCTACTCTTAAGGAGATGCGGTTGAAGCGTCTGCTTAATTGGGATGATGATGTGGCTTCTAATTACTTTGATGATATTGAGAAAATTCGTGCTGAGGATCCGCGACAAGCGATTGTTGTTGTGCCTAAGTATTTTGCTAGGAATGTCGGCTCATCGTATAAGCGTAGTGAGCAGTTGGCTGCTAAGATCCTTAACTCGTCTACTGATATGTTTAAGGTTCTGACGCTTAGTCTTAATCCTCGCTTCGTTCCTCAGCAGATCATTGGTTCTGCTGTGATGCTGATGCTTGCGTATCCTAATCAGTCGCCTGCTGTTCTTAGTAAGGTGTTAGAGTATGCTGCTCGGCGATCTCATGAACGTATCTCTAAGTATACTAATGGTGAGTCTGCTGAGTTCCTTAATCATAATACTGATTATATGGTGATGGAACAGTATATGCCGCGTGATGTGACGGAGAGTCTTTTCCAACAGGATATGCTTGCTACTGCTGAGAAGAAGATGCCGTCTAAGGTTATGCGGTATGTTCTTAATAGTGGTTATACTATTGCGTTTGCTTGGGAGAAGAATCTGCGTATTGCTATTGGACGTAAGATGGCTATGCAGTATCCGGGTTTTAAGTCGTTTGTTAATAGTAAGGTTGTTCGTGATTATGCTGAGGGTAAGGTTACGTATGATACTATGGCGCCTACTCCTTTTGCTACGAACTCTCCGTTTGCCGCAGCGTTTAAGTTGCTTGCTGATCCAGAGTCTCCGTATTATGATCCTATGTTCTTGCGTGAGGTGAGGCATGGTACGGATATGGTGTCTGGTAATTATCGTGACTTCACTACGTTTGAGCGGCAGTTGCGTAATATCATTATGCCGTTCTATGCGTGGACTAGGCACTCGGCTTTGTATACTAAGCGTATGGTACAAGAGCGTCCGCTTACGACGAATGCGTTAGCATACATTGGTAATTATGGTTATGAGGAGGCATTCAATCGTGGTGGTTTGCCGGAGTGGTTGTTACAATCTATCCCTATGCCAGAGTTCTTAACTAATACTTTGGGGTTAGATCCTACGAATGTGAATCTTATTAACCTTGCTGGTGTTTCTCCGTTTGGTACGTTCGGAGAGTCGGTTGCTGCTGGTAGTAACTTTGCTATTGCTAGAGAGTTTGGTACTAGTAATGCTATTGACTTCTTGAATCCGTTTGCTAAGATGGCTATTGAACAACAGACTGGTAAGAGTATTCTTACTGGTGCTCCAGTAGAATCTAAGGGCGCGTTCGGCACGCTGGCTGATGGCTTCCAAGGATTCCCTGTTATTGGTGCTACGGTTAATTTGTTTAAGTCTCATGCTGATCTTAACGCTATGCGTGGCATGGATAATCCTGAGGATATTTTTGAGAACAATGATCCTAATGGTAAGTTAAGTATTCCTAGTGATAAGTTGTCTACTCGTTTTGAGACTGATTCTTATACTGGTGCTTATAACTTGTTCTCTCCGCTTCGGGCATATAGTCTGGATCCTGAGGGATTGGATAAGATGATTCGTACTGAGATGAAGGAGGCAGGTATGGATGTGCCTGCTAAGTCTTCGCCACAGTATAAGGGCGTGTTTAATACTATTAATAAGGTACAGAAGTGGAAGCGTAAGCGTGATTTTATTATGGAGTATTATGTGCCTCGTTGGGAGAAGTCTAATCCTGAGATGGTGCAGCGTGTGTTGCAACAGTTGCAGGCAGAGTTCCCAGAGATTCCTGCATCTACCCCTCGCGGTTTGGTAGAGCGTATTCTTAATGGTTATGTGACGTTACCGGGGGGTGATCAGATGTGAGTGAGGGCGATATTCAAGTTATCCTTCATCGTCTTGATGAGTTGGATGCTAGGTTGTGTCAGATCCATGATGAGGTTAGGCGTACTAATGGGCGCGTGACTGAGTTGGAGATGAGTGAGGCTAAGTGGGAAGGTGAGAAGGAGGGCAAGCGTATGCAGATGATGGTTGCTACGAGTGTTATCTCTGGTGGTATTCTTGCTGGTATTGTTTGGTTTGTTAGTCAGGCTATCTAAAGGAGGTAGTATTGTGAATTG